CGCGGCATCTGATAAAAGGTTAATTTATTAACACAATGGACAGCAGCTCATCTGGTTAGAGCAACCGACTCATAATCAGTAGGTAGTTGGTTCAAATCCCATCTGGCCGACAAAGAAATAATATTAATGGATCATAAAGAGCTGCTAAAGATTGTTTTATTTGAGAAGAAAAAACGTTTAGCAGAGCGCAATCTATACGAGTTTGTCAAGCAGTCTTGGCACGCCGTAGAGCCTGGAATTGAGTTTATAGAATCTTGGCACATTAGGACAATATGCGAACACTTAGAGGCTGTATCATATGGCGATATAAAGCGGCTATTAATAAATATTCCGCCGAGGCATTCAAAATCGACCATTGTTAGCGTTATGTGGCCAGCGTGGGAATGGATAGCGCGACCGGAAGAAAAGTTTCTTTGCGCGTCGTACTCTGGCACACTATCAATACGCGACAACATCAAAACACGTCGGCTTCTGCAATCAAACTGGTACCAAGAACGCTGGGGGCACATGTTTCAGTTTTCCGGCGATCAAAATGCAAAGCAGCGATTTGAGAACGACAAGACGGGATACCGCATAGCTACGTCGGTAGGAGGCACAGCAACAGGCGAGGGCGGTTCCCGTTTGTTGCTAGATGATCCACATTCTGCTCAAGCAGCGCAATCAGAGACAATCCGCGAAACAGACTTAGAATGGTTTGATTACGTTTGGTCTACTCGTCTAAATAATCCGAAGACTGACGCGATGGTTACAGTCATGCAACGGTTGCACGAGAAAGACATCAGCGGGCACATCATCGAAGATATTGGTGGCTGGGAGCACATAAAAATCCCGGCGGAGTGGGATGGTGTTACGCGAAAAACGTCGCTTGGCGTTTACGATCCACGCACCAAAAAAGGTGAACTAATCTGCCCAGGCCGATTCGGAGAGAAAGAAATCACGGCGCTTAAGCAGCTTCTTGGGCAATACGGTAGCTCTGGTCAATTACAACAGGACCCATCACCGGAAGGTGGAGGAATATTAAAAACAGAATTCTTTCAGATGTGGCCCGCAGACAAGCGATTGCCGCAATTCGAGTACATACTGCAATCTTACGATACAGCTTTCACGGAAAAGACGACCGGCGATCCGACAGGCTGCACAGTGTGGGCGTTGTTTACCTACAATGGCGTAAAAAACGCTATGCTTATTGATGCATGGGATGAGCATCTAGGATATCCAGATTTACGCGCACGCGTGATAGAAGACTGGGGGACAAGCTATGGCGCAGATAAAAGCGCTAAGGCTGGCATGCCAACATCCGGGAAAAGGCCAGATAGAATACTAGTTGAGGCAAAAGCAAGCGGGCAGTCATTACTGCAAGATTTGCGCTTGGCCAATGTCCCTGCTGTTAGTTACAACCCAGGGCGTGCCGACAAGGTTGCGCGTGCGCATCAATTAGCCCCAATTCTTGAGCAGGGAATATTGTGGATTCCAGAGTCGGCCAAAAACAAAGGACATTTTGTTAGTTGGGCATTGCCATTTATCAAGCAATTAACAAAATTTCCGGTGGCAGAGCATGATGAATACGTTGATACAACAAGCCAAGCTATAATATACATGAAAAACAGTAGACTTCTTGATTTGCCGCGCGCCAAAGATGTTGAAGAAACACGCAAGCTCAAGAAGTCTTACAGCAATCCATATATGACTTAAAAGCCAGATCATGAAAAATAAAGAATTAGATGACGATCAAAAAGATGAAATTGTTGAGATCGAAGAGCCAGATAATGAAGTGGAAGAAACAGAGGATGGTGGCGCAATTATTCGCGATCTTAGCGATGATGATCAATCAGAATCTCTTGCGCACTTTGCAAATATTATTGATGAAGTAGATCAATCATCATTAAACAGTTACATAAGCGATTTGATCGAAAAAATCGGCAATGACAAAGAAGCACGAGAAAAGCGCGATAAGCAGTATGAAGAAGGACTTCGTCGCACAGGATTGGGAGATGATGCGCCAGGGGGCGCGCAATTCACTGGAGCAAATAAAGTTGTTCATCCGATGTTGATTGAGGCATGTGTTGATTTTTCAGCGCGTGTGATGAAAGAAATATTTCCAACGGGCGGACCAGTTAAAAGTAAGGTTATTGGCGAGCAAACGAAGGCAAAGCTAGAAAAATCGCGACGTAAAGTTGATTTTATGAACTGGCAAACAACTAAGCAAATGATCGAGTTTAGGGGGGAGCTAGAACAGCTTAGTACGCAATTGCCATTAGGTGGCGGGCAGTATATGAAATTCATGTGGAGCCCATTGCACAAACGTCCTGTATCTGAATTTATCCCGATTGATGACATTTATTTGCCGTTTGCAGCAACTAATTTTTACACAGCAGAACGAAAAACGCATGTTCAATACATCACAAAGTTTGAGTATCAGAGACGCGTTCAATCCGGCATGTATCGTGATGTCGATCTTGTATATCCTGATGATCCAGAATTTAGTAAATCTGCAATTGCTAATGAAAAAATAGAAGGAAAGCAGGATTTAAGTTACAACTTAGATGGGTTGCGTACAATATTTGAGGTTTACACTTATCTGGATTTTGGCGATGGACTTGAGCCATATATTTTGACAATTGACAAATCCACAAACCAAGGCCTTAGCTTGTACAGAAATTGGGAGCAGGATGACAATCTGAAGCAGGCGCTTGATTGGATTGTTGAATTCCCATTTGTCCCTTGGCGTGGCGCTTATCCTATTGGGCTAACGCACATGATTGGCGGGTTGAGTGGCGCTGCTACAGGAGCTTTACGAGCATTATTAGATTCTGCGCATATTCAGAACGTTCCTACTCTATTAAAACTCAAAGGCGGCCCTGGTGGGCAGACCTTAAACATTCAGCCTACAGAGGTAGTGGAACTAGAGGGTGATGCACTTGTTGATGATGTGCGCAAGCTTGCAATGCCACTTCCTTTCAACGGTCCAAGCCCAACATTATTCCAGCTATTAGGATTCTTGGTTGACGCGGGTAAAGGTGTAGTTCAAACCACATTTGAAAAGTTGTCTGACCAAAATGCAAACCAGCCAGTTGGAACAACAATGGCATTGATTGAGCAAGGAATGGTCGTATTCAGTGCAATTCATAGTCGTTTGCATTCTGCTATGTCTAGATGTCTGGATATCATTCACAGAATTGATAGCGCTTATTTGACAGAAGAAGATATTGAAGCGCATATTTCTGGCATTGAAATTGACATATCTGATTTCGATGGGCCTACGGATGTTATCCCTGTTACTGATCCAGCCATTTTTAGCGAAACACAAAGATTTGCACAAACGCAAGCAATTTTGCAAAGGGCCGCAGCATTGCCGCAGTTATATGATCAGCGTAAAGTTGAAGAGATGTTCCTGCGCAATCTTAAAGTTCCAGAGGACGATGTGTTGCAGACACTTCCAGGATCAGAAGACATTGATCCAGTGAGTGAAAACGTGGCCGCATCAATGGGAAGGCCAATCTATGCATTGCCAAAGCAGGATCATTTGGCCCACATAAAGGTTCATCTTGCATTTTTGCAATCGCCAATGTTCGGGAAAAATCCAGCCATTATTAAGACGTATCTTTATCCGATGGCGACGCATTTAAGAGACCACTTGCTTAATTATTATTTATCAGAGGCGCATAACGCAGTCGATCAGGCGCAATCACAAAATCTGATACAGGAAGAGGCTAATGAGCAAGTTCAGCTAATATTGAAAGTGCAAAGCATTATTGAGCAATCGCTATCTGGGTTTGATCAAGTACTTGCACAAACAGATAAAGAAGCTCAGCAATTCGCTCCGCAAAACCCAATGCCTCAAGATAATAGTTTACAGATTGCTCAAATGAATGCACAACTTCAAGCTCAATCATTGCAACAAAGAAATCAGATTGAACAGGCTAAATTACAGCAAGCTGCGCAGTTTAAACAAGCTGATCAATCATCAAAACAGCAAGATGACAATAATTCGATACGGCTTGAACAAATGAAACAACAACAAGAAAATGCACGCAAGCAGTTAGAAGTCGATGCGCGCGTGAAGATGAACACTGATGATAATAACACCGCGCTTAATATTGCTGCAGCTGAAATAAATACTGGGGAACGCATAGCAGTGCATACTGGAACCGGTATAAACCCTTGAGATCAACTAAATAACTAAATAGGAGCAATCATGGCTGACAATGTAGACACAAACACTTCCGCAGTTAAACAACATCATCGCATGGCAATGGGACAACCAGTTAATGGGCAAACATTGCCACAAAAACAAACAGATTCAACGCCAAAAACACCGGCATGAATTTAGAAACCAAATTATTAAATTTGCTAAAGGCGGAGCAATCCGCTTTTGCATTGAAGGCCTTAAAAACACCTCAATCAAAAGATGAATTTGAGTATGGTTTTAGGGTTGGCGTTGTTTCTGGGTACGAGAGCACCATTAATGTTCTATTAAAACTTTTAGATGAGGAGAAACACATTGGTAACGATATATGAGAACGCACATGCAGAGGCTTTTCCAGAAGTTAATCCTGGTATTCTGCCTTTTGGTAGCCGTGTTCTAGTTCAAATACGAAACCCAAAACAAAAAACAGCTTCTGGGATCATTATTGATTCCGGATCGAAAGATACAGAAAAATGGAACACACAGGTTGCCAAGGTTGTTAGTTTGGGGCCATTGGCATTTAAAAATAGGGACACGATGGCAGGATGGCCCGAGGGAGATTGGTGCAAGCCTGGCGAATTCGTGCGCGTTGCGAAATATGGCGGAGATCGATGGGAAGTCTCTCTTCCAAATGGTGATGTAGCTTTGTTCGTAATATTTAATGATTTAGATATTATCGGAGCAGTTACGGTTGACCCATTATCAATTAAAGCATTCATCTGAAAAGGAGAGATGAAAAATGTCTGAAAAATTAACTGAAAATGACGAAGTTCTTGAAGACGAAAAAGATCAAGAGTATGAAATTGTCGAAGAGTTAAAAAAAGAATCTGATGAAACGTTGAAGGACGATGATGCTAAAGAGGATTCGGATGATGTCGATGAGGAGCGCGAGGCTATCCGTGAGCGTCGCAGAATAGAGAAGCAGGAGCGTAAAGAGCGCAAAGAAAAGGCGATCAGCCGCGACAAGCTGGAATTGGATTTTCTAAGACGTAGAAATGATGATTTGGAAAGAAGGATTTCTCAACAAGAAGAGAGAACAACACGGGTTGATATTGATAACATTGATGCACGCATTTATCAGGCTAACAATGAAGTGAGTATGGCAGAGCAAGTGATTGCGAAGGCAGTTGCAGCAGGGAATGGGGATGATGTTGCCCAGGCATTGCGCTTGAGAGATCAGGCAATATTAAGAGCGCAACAGTTAGCGGCACATAAACAAAATGTTGCGTACAGACCAAAGCCTCAGCAGTCTGTTGATGATATGACGATACATCACGCAAAGCAATTTATGAGCGATCACCCTTGGTACAACGCACAAGGGGCTGATGAAGATTCTGGAATTGTTCTTGCGATTGATCAATCCTTATCTAAAGAGGGGTACGATTCAAGATCGGAAGATTACTGGGATGAATTACGTTATCGCGTTCAAAAACGATTGCCGGAGAAATTTAAAGAAGTATCTCGATCGCCCCGCGGCGGCCCTCAAGTCGGCTCTGGCAAAGAATATGCTCCATCAACCACTAAAAAAGAGATTTTTGTAAGCCCAGAAAGGGTGCAGGCATTAAAAGACGCTGGTGTTTGGGAAGATCCTGTTTTGCGTATGAAATATGTAAAACGTTACGCAGAGTATGATAAGCATAACAAATAATAATATTTATTTGATTTAATATTATTTATATATATAATTAATTCTATCGCTGAAAGGAGCGAATATGTTAGACGAACGCTTAAAGAAATCCGCTGGTGATGGGCGCATGAATAGGGTGATGAAAGATCGTCCAGTCAGTGAAAATCGCGAGCTATCAGACAATGAGCGGGTTGAAATGTTCCGTCATCAGTTTTTTCAGTCCTCATTACCAGATTTGCCAAAGCTGCCTGGCTGGCACATGTGCTGGCTGACAACGACAAGCTCTAGGGACTCAATACAAAACCGCGTAAAGTGGGGTTATGAACCTGTTAAACCAGAGGATGTTCCAGGCTGGGAATATGCCACTATTAAAACCGGGGATTGGGTTGGTCACATAGGGGTTAATGAGATGCTGGCCTATAAAATTCCAATTAATCTTTATGAGAGGTATATGAAAGAAGCGCATCACGATGCCCCTTCAAGAGAAGAAGGAAAGCTGGCTGATACGGCTAAATTCATGGAAGAACAGGCTCGCGCATCTAAATCAAAGATATCGTATGGCGATGGAAATATGGAATTTGGGCAAGATAGGGAAGCGATATTTGATCTTTCCTGATCATTTATTTCAATTAATTCTTGGAGTTTTATATGTCTTCAACAAGCGCACCTTTTGGCTTTCGACCATCTTACCACCCAAGTGGCCAGATGCGTCCAAAAGCCTATACATTAACAACAGGCTATGCAACCTCAATTTATGAGGGCGATCCTGTTAAATTAGTTAATACTGGCCTAGTTCAACTTGGCACATCAGATGGCACCAGATCCGGCACAACTGATGGCATTAAATTGCTTGGTATTTTTGCCGGCGTTGAATATTCAGACGCAAGTGGAAAGCCAACAATTAGTTCATTTTGGCCTGCAAGCACTACGGCAACTAACATTGTTGTAT